ATTTGGCTCGGATTTTTCATTTAATATCTCCCTGTTCTGATTACTTTTTGTTGTTCTGTTTCTTTTTTTTCTGACACCTGACCTTCGGTTTTGGTGTCAGTGGGACCATTTACATCAAGCGGATTCATGGTCCCGGACCCCATTAGGCAACCGGATTAGCCGGTTGACCCGGTACCGGCGCGGCCGGTGCCGGGGGTATTACTTCCGGCGTCGGTTGCGACACGGAAGCCGGAGGGGCTTTTTTCAAGCCTAGTTTGACGGCTTCGCCGTCATTTGCAGGATTCGCAAGAAACTGAACCAGTTTCTGCGGGTCGTTTTCAAAACGATTCCTGACGTTTGCCGGTAGAAGGCCAAAGGCCGTTTCCACACGGCGTATAGCTGATAGCTGTGTGTGATAGTCGGTGACTTCCGAGAAGTCGCCGAACATAGGACGTCGGTCGGTGCCGGGTATAAAACCCGTCTTTTCGAACCGCGCCATGATTTTGTTTATATCCGTAGATTCCAAATCGCTCTGGTTGGTTAAGGACTTGTCTTTTTTTGCGTCGAAGTGGACGCCGTGCGGAAGTTTCGCACGTTCGGCATAATCATATTTTGTGAGTATTTTTGTAGGCATTTAATCTCCTTTATTTGTTTGTGTTCATTTTTTGAGATTCAAAGCCTCTTCGATGAACTCAGGATTTGTTGATTTTATAATGCCGGATTGGTCGTCGAATTCGCCGAGTTTGAAGAGCGAGTAATCTTCGGGATGTTTGTTGAAAGAAGTTTGCGGGTCATTTACAGCGTCTTCGAAGGACCGAATCGCTTGTCCTTTTTGTGTGAAGTAGAAGGGTTGAAGGTACGACACCGCTTTTTTATCGAACACTGCAAAGATATTGATTTTTTGCATTGTATTTCTTTCTGCTCTTTTAGAGCGTTCTCGCTAAATTAGCGAGGTTTTGTTCTGTGATTATTGCGGATGCTTCCATCCGCTCCGGGGTAAAGTTTTTATTGCCTCGTGCATTCGATATTCTCATAGAACGAAGTGTGCCATATTCTTCCGGGTTTGTCAACTCATAACATTTGTTATAGAATTTAGGCACTTTTGATTTTTTTCCCCGTATGACGATAAAGTCTTTAGGAAAGACATCGTCTTGGAATTTATCTATCCATCCTTTGCCGAGTCCCAGACGCCGGGACATTCTTAAATATTCTTTTAGACGGCCGTCAGGATAGAATTTTTTATTTTTTGTACGCTCGCATAAAGCGTCGTACAGATTTTGACCTTTCAGGTCTTTCAGTTTTTTAACCGTGTACCGGGCGATATAGGCGGCCGAGTCAAATGTGACATCGCCGATTTTACAATCGCCATGCCCCCATAGCATGTTGAGAGTTTTCGATTCGTAAAGGCGTACGCCTTCACGAGTTTTCCAGAGTGTTTTGTCTGGGAAGTCTAGATTAAAGAGGCAGGCGTGATGATGAGGACGAGCGTATTTTTCGCCGTATTCGCCGCAGTGAAGATAGCGGACGCCGCCTTTTTCATTACCATAGAAGTGTTTCCGAAGACGTTTCATAAAGTCTTGGAAATGATGTTTGTGTAGTGAGACAGTAGGGTCGACGAGTTTGTGCTTCTTTAATTTTTGATATCGTCCGCGCGCAGTACGCGTCGCGATCTGGCAGGATTCGCGGAACGTTAGAGTTAAGAAGCAGTTTTTCTCGTAGAGTTGTGATTCGTGAACGCATCGTGTAGCCCATTGGCGAGATTTTTCAACCAGACATAGGATACAACGACCGCACCCAATATTTTGACGGAAGTCGTGAAACCCGTCTCTTTGATTAAAGACGAGCGGACGTTTACCAGTTTCTGGATTAACCTTGCGGGCATAATACGCCGTAAGCGCTTTGCGGCATGACATGCATTATAAACGAATGCCGCCCCGCATGGGGCGTCCTGACGCGAGATTCACGGCCATAGTTGCACCGGCCGTTTTAGAAAATCCGCGTTTTTCGCCGTCGGATTGACCGCGGCGATGGTGAGTCTGATTTGAAGTTACATTTTTTCTGAACATTTTTTTCTCCTTTTAGTCTTTTGCGAAGTCTATTCCTTCATTCCATCTTCCGCCGACTGATATGTTGCCGGCGGCTTTGCCTGACCAAGCAAAGAGATTTGTAATACCTTTTGTGAATTGATTTATAAGACTTTCTTTTCCTGTAGATTCCACAGTTTTTGCGGCAGTTGCCGTGTTCAGTACCTGTTTTGTCTGTTCTGTTTTCGCGAGCTGACCCGCGAGTGCTATTTCAGAAGCAGTTTTCGCGGCCGAAATAGCTAATTCGCCGCGATGGGGAGCTTCCGATTGTGATGTCGCCATGGCTCCGCCGGGCGTGGAACTCCCTTTATTTGCCGATAATATCGGATTAAGACCTGCCGCACGAAGGTCAGTGACCTCTCTCTGGTGTGCGGTCGAAGACATACGCTCTTGGAAATCGCGGTCGTCTTGAGCATTTTGCCGGTTTGCCTCATTTGCAGAGGCTTGCGCTTTGGCCGACGAAGAAGAGCCAAAGAGACCGCCGAGGAGCGAAGCCCCGGCGGATATGAGAGAAGCTGTTACGAGTGGCGTCACTGGTCGTCCCTTCTGCGTGACTTATTTTTTGACGTGGTTCGGTAACGTCCGGCGAAATACGCCATGACGATTCCGATTGATTGCTGTAAGATTTCGCCCCACGGGAATTTTCCGAATTCCATTTTTGCCCCCTTTAGAAGTGGTCGATTAAGCCGGGAACTGAATAGACCGGCATAGGACGAACAGCTTTTACTTTGATGAAACAATCCAGAACGAATTCTGGTTCCGTAGTGACCGCAATGATACGATCGATTGGCGGTGTTTCCTTGATGAACGTATCGCCGAGTGTGGGAAGCGCAGTAAATTCCTGCGCCAGATGCCACATATCGAGCGGCGTTGCATAAGTTGACCGTAGTTTCCCGGTAATCAAGGACGGCTTATAGCGGTATTCCGCGAAGCGTTCCTGATAACCGAACGCAAGAGCGTCGGTCGCTGACGCGGCGGAGCCTTGTAGATATATTTCCTTATTCAAGATAGCCTGCTCGCCCAAGTGCGAGAGGGCAGGGAAATAATAGTCGAGACGGGTGGAGCGCGAAAGTTCTCTTTCGAGGCCTTGCTGATACGTTAAATCGGCTCTGACCATGCAGATTCCGATAACCCATCCGTGCTCGGTGAAGGATTTTGTAAATCCTTCGTTCGGGGAAGCCGTAGCCGCAAATGCGGACAAGTCGCCTGCGGCGGTCGGCTGAGCGTTTGTCGCTGATGTTTGCGCGACAGGAGTTATAGCTATTGCCGTGGATTTACCACCGAGGAACTCGGGACGCTGTAATCTTGCGTCCGGCGAAGTAACCCCGAAGTGTGATTTCACCATTTCGGTATAGCGTGTGCCGCCTCGCGCGTCGCGCTCGAGCATTTTTTGGCTTTGAAATGCGAGACGTAGCGCATTTATTGATAAGCCCGACACGGACGATAAGTCCGCATAAATAGTCGGGAAGCCGGACGTCCCGTCCTCTTCCAAATAGATTGAATTCGCGCCGGAGTTGCCGACCCAAGCGTCGCCATAAGCGCGAGTACCCCCGCCGGATTCATTTACGGCGGCTTGCGCGCCTGCCGTTGCGGCGTTAATTACGCCGATACCGAGTACATTGGCATTGCCTGTGAGACTTGCGGAAACCGCAGTCCCTTTCTGCGTCCAAGGAAGCGCAGAGGTGAAATAGTCGTGCCTTTTTCCGCGTTTGAGAGGGACATAATTTGTGATTGTATCGGGACCGTCTCCTTTGTCGACAGTTACCGAATTTTGAAGATTCTGGTCGCGGAACCATTCGTTCCAGATTAGATTATACGCTCTCCACGGGAGAGAGATATGCGACACAGTTGCTCCGCCGCCAAGAGGCGGTACACCCATATAGTCGGAGAGAGATTCTGCGGCCGGATTGTAGGCCGTAAAGACCGGGACGGTATACGAGATAGAGTCCGCGGGATTGGCTTGTTCGCCCATCATTTTCACCCAATTTGTCCAGATTAAGCGGTTAGGCACGAAGAAATAGAACGTGTCCAGATACATGTTATCCATGACTGGTACGACGAGTGCCGAAGGCATACGTACGAGTAGAGTTGCGGCGAGATTGAAAGTATCGCCGGGGAGGACTTCGTCCTTGTAGAACGGGATAAGATAGCCCGAGTTGAACATGGTTTTGTAAGTGTGCGTCCTGTCAAAGACAGACCGCGGAATGTCCGCGTGAGGCACTTCGGAAAACACATGTTTCATTTGGCTCGGATTTTTCATTTAATATCTCCCTGTTCTGATTACTTTTTGTTGTTCTGTTTCTTTTTTTTCTGACACCTGACCTTCGGTTTTGGTGTCAGTGGGACCATTTACATCAAGCG